TTGGCATGTATATTCATACGAACCAAAAGAATTGACCTTTGGTTCCTCTAAGATAATATTGTCGCCTTGGATTGCCAAAGACAATTATGATGTTTCAATGGAAGTTTTAGAGAAAACAGATGCATCTGTATTGATGGGGCATTTTGAATTCCAAGGTTTTGAAATGATGAAAGGTCAAATAAGTGATCATGGGTTCGACAAGAATGACTTCTACAAATTTGAGGCGATATATTCTGGTCATTTCCATCATCCATCCGAAAACGGAAATGTGAAATACTTAGGCGCACCTTATGAAATGAATTGGTCAGACTATGATGGGAAAAGAGGATTTCACATATTTGACACAGAAACAAAAACCTTAGAATTTATTCCTAATACATACAAGATTTTTCATAAGATTGAATATGACGATGAAGACATGACAATGGAAGATGTTGTGGAACTTGACACTTCTGTTTTGGAAAACACCTTCATAAAATTGATTGTTAAGAACAAAACAAACCCCCAGATATTTGATCTTTTTTGTGACAAATTGTCTGAATCGGGGTGTGCAGATTTGAAAATAATCGAAGATTCCTTGAACTTGGAAGGGATTGAAGGTGAAGAACTTATTGATGAATCTAAAGACACCAAAGAGGTTCTGCATTCTTATGTTGACAGTTTGGAAACAAATGTTGACAAGAGTAAGATCAAAGGTGTTATTGATAACTTGTATTCGGAGGCATTGTCGCTTTGATTATTAAATTTTAATCTGTTAGATAGAAATTTCGATTTGTATAAATATTATACAAAGGAGGATTTCATGGTTAAAAAAATAACAAAAGAAGACATTCTTAAAACTATACACTTAACGAACAATGATGCAGCAAAAATTTTAGATGTGAGTCCAGCAACTTTGTTTAGGTATAAGAAAAAACATGATGTTTTGGTCGGTAGAGGTAATTCTAAAGCAACAGACAGAAGTAAAATGACAGGAAGACCAAGAAAATCTGTTGACATTGAAAAAAAGTGCGAGTGCGGAAATACTTTTACGTGTAGAGATATTAAATATCAGAAAAAATATTGCTCGGAAAAATGTTATTTTAAATTTAGAGAGCATCAAGTGAGCGACGAAACTAGAAGTTTAATTTCTGAAAAAGCTAAAAAACGTTGGGAAACGCCAACAAAAGCAATGTTAGATGGTATTGAAAAAAGGAAACTTTCCGACGAATATAAAAACGATTATAAAAAATATAGAAACCGTCTTGCAAATCTTACCGAAAAGACCTATAATGAATTTGCTGGCGAAATAAATCCTAACAATTATATGAGGGGTTTAGCAGGTGTTGATGGAGTATATCACTTGGATCATATAATACCAGCAAGATTTGGGTTCGACAATGGTATACCACCAGAGGTTTTGGCGGAAAAAGAAAACCTACAAATGCTCCCTTGGCGTGAAAATATTGCGAAAGGTAAAAACACAAATGAAAAAGAATGATAAATGGGATAAATTGAGCGAACCCAAGAAAAAATTATATGTTAACAGAGCGTTATACCTTATTAATGCGGGGTATGTTGAGATTTCTGACGAGTATGAATTGGCGAAGAATATATATGAAACTAAGTATAAAAAATAATTTAGGAGAGTGAACCATTTTAATAAAATTTAATAAACTTAGATACAAAAATTTCCTATCTTCTGGAAATGTTTGGACAGAAATTGATTTGGGGTCTCACAAAACAACCTTGATTGTGGGCAGTAATGGTGCTGGTAAGTCAACAATGCTTGATGCTATTGTTTTCGGGTTGTATGGGAAACCTTTCCGTAAGATAAACAAAAGTCAAATGTTGAATTCTATCAACAAGAAAGAAATGCGTGTTGAAATTGAATTTAATATTGGTAAAAATGAATATGTCGTGAAACGTGGCGTCAAACCAAATATCTTTGAAATCTGGAAGAATGGTGAACTTGTTGATCAAGATTCAAAAGCAACAGAATATCAAGAATATCTTGAACAAAATATTTTGAAGTTGAATTTGAAATCCTTTTGCCAGATTGTGATTTTGGGAAGTGCGACATATGTTCCTTTCATGCAATTGACTGCACAAAACAGAAGGGAAGTGATAGAAGACCTTCTTGACATTCAAATTTTTAGCACAATGAATACTCTTTTGAAAGAAAGGGTTTCTGAAAATAAAAGCGGTCTCCAAGAAATTAAGTATGAAATTGACATTGTTAAGAATAAAATTGACGCAGCGAAAGAAAACAATGAATCCATAAAAAAGATCAAGAAATCCCAAGTTTCTGACATTAAAGAAAAAGTCAAGAAACAACTGGAAGTTATAGATTCTGAAAACTCTACAATTGAGAAACTACAAGAAGACATGCTTTCTTTGTCTGAGCAAATAACTGACAAGTCAAAAACAAAAGAAAAGCATGAAAAACTGAAAAAACTTAAATACGAGTTGGAAAATAAAAAGACTTCGCTTTATGAAGAGGTTTCGTTTTATGATAATCATGATAACTGCCCCACTTGTAAACAAGGCATAGACCATGACTTTAAGGAAGACACTGTTTCATCAAAAAAAAGCGAGATTGAAGAAGTTAAAATGGGTATAGAAAAACTCTTTGAAACTATGAAAGGAGTTGAAGAAAGACTTGAAAAAATTTCTAATGTCGAAGATCAGATGAATAGTTTGAATGTGACTATTGGTGAGCACCGTGCTAATATAAGAATGGCGAAAAACTCACTAAATTCATTAAAAAATGATCTTAACAACGCTCAAAAAGAAGTGGAAGAGGTTGACGAAAGTAAAATTTTAGAGTATAGTAAGACATTAAACGAATCTATGGAAGAACAGAAGTCTCTTTATAACGAAAAAGAGACACTATCAATAGTTTCGACTATGCTAAAAGATGGCGGAATCAAAACTAGTATCATAAGACAATATGTTCCTGTAATGAATAAATTGATCAACAAGTATCTAGCAGAGTTCGAATTATTTGTTGATTTCCAACTTGACGAAAACTTTAACGAGGTAATCAAATCAAGGTTTAGAGATGAATTTTCTTATATGTCCTTTTCTGAGGGTGAAAAGATGCGTATCAATCTTGCAATTCTTTTGACATGGAGGGCAGTATCAAAATTGAGAAATAGTGTGTCTACTAATCTTTTGATATTCGATGAAATATTTGATGGTTCTTTGGATAACATGGGTGTAGAAAGTCTAATTCAGGTTCTGAACAACTTGACTGTTGGTGATAACATTTTTGTGATAAGTCATAAAGGTGATGCCCTTGTTGATAAATTTGAGAATACACTAAGGTTTGAAAAGGTTAAAAACTTTTCTACTATAGCAAGTATGTAAAGGATATGAATGATAATTGATGAACTTATGGAATACCTCTTGAAAAACAAAGATTCAAGAGGTATTCCAGACATTCCCTATTTGGAATGGATTGATATAATAGAAAAATACGACAAGGATGATATCAGGCAAACTATCGCCAGATACATAACATCTAATAAAATTCCGTTTCCGTTCAAACAAATGGACGAATACAGTCTCAAAAGTCTTTTTTACGAGTTTAGCAAAAAGTCTATGCTTGACATGTATAAGGAATTTGAGGATGTTGGTGAAAGATATGATTACAAGTATTCTTACTCCAAAAATCCGTTAGGTGTCATTGATAAAAGTCACTATTACAATCCTGTTAGTGATATATTCCAACAAAAAAATCGTATGCGTTGTGGTTCTAATTCAACTTTTTCACCTTTAGAAATATGGGAGAATGAAGAACGTCTTTCCAAAATGAATTGGCATTTTTGGAGATTGAATGTATTAGAACAAAGTGATATTAATGCACAAACATTTAGGGCAGGGTTTAGATTGGGGACATATACTGCAACCCAATTCAAACCTAGTGTAGCAAAAGCACTTTATCAAAAACATGACGCTAAAAAAATACTAGACACGTCATGCGGATGGGGTGATAGATTGGCAGGTTTTTATGCTTCCCCAAAAGCAGAAACATATGTTGGTTGTGATCCAAATCCTAATGTATTTGAGACATACAAAGATCAATGTTTGTTTTATGAGAAAGTCTTGGGATGTTCTGAACCCAAAATAACGGAAAAAGAAGATTTTTTCAGGTGCGAGGGTGTGAAAGAAGTTGAAATTTGGAGGAAAGCATCAGAAGATGTTGATTGGTCTTTGTATATGGACTTTTTTGATTTCTATTTCACATCGCCACCATATTTTGAAACTGAGAAATATAATTTAAGTGGTAAAAAACAAGAAGATCAATCTTGGTTTAGATATGGCACTTTTGAGGAATGGAAAACAAATTTCTTTTTTAAGGTCACACAGGATGTGTGGCAAACTATAAAGAGTGACGGTTTCATGATGATAAACATTATAGAACCTAGAAGCAGAAACAATATTCGTTGCAATCTTTGTGATGATATGGTAGAAAAGTTCTCTACGTTTGACCAATGTAATTATTTGGGAAAAATAGGTATGAGAATGATGGCAAGACCTAACACGGACAAAAAAGAACTTAGAGGTGTTTTCATAGAACCTGTTTGGGTTTTTAGAAAGGATTCGTCCAAATATGAATATAATGATAGACCAAGTTTAGAAAGGTTTTTTTCTTGACTTTCAGTGTCTTAGATGATATAAGATTGTAAAAAAAGAG